GGATTTTGGTGAAGCACTTAACGCTTTTGAGATTGACCGCAAGTCTTCTGCATTCAAGCCACTATCCAAGAACGACATACTGAAGCTGCAAATGCTTCGCAGGTCGCAGGAACGATATCAAAAAGATTTGCGTGATTTGCTATTGGTGGCAGATCCGGCGCTTCTGAAGTCCTATGATGACGCGATTTTTCAACAAGAAAAAGATAGAAAGGCTCACCAAGCTATGCTGAACAAGAAACGCAAAGAGCGTGAAAAGCTGATCCATGATATTTCGGTTGGATTAATAAGTTGCATTATTGGGGGTGGCGTAGCTATTGGTATCATATTTTTAATTATTAAAGCGTTTGGGCCGTAGTTATGAATGCAAAACGATTAGAGGAAGGCAGCGAATACGCCGAATACGATGCGGATGGTGATGGCGTAGTTTCTGATGAAGAAATAGAAACTAGCAAAGAGCTACTGGAGCTACGGCTTCACCATGAACGAGCCGACGCACAACGTGCTATGTCATGGTTTGCTTTGTGGGGCATGTTGCTATACCCCAGCTTGGTCGTGGCATCAGAGCTTTTCGGGCTGAATCAAGCAGCAACGATTCTAGGTGATATGGCGGCAGTCTACTTCGTATCCGTTGCGGGTATACTAGCTGCGTTCTTTGGCGCTCAAGCGTGGTCGAATAGGAAATAGATTATGAGTATTGTTGCATCGTTAGTAGGGCCGGTTACAGGGCTACTGGACAAGTTCATAGAGGACAAGGATCAGAAAAATGCCTTGGCCCATGAGATTGCTACTATGTCTGAAAAGCACTCGCATGAGGCGTTGAAAGGCCAGCTAGAAATTAACAAGATGGAAGCCGCGCACAAATCACTGTTTGTGGCTGGATGGCGACCTGCTATCGGCTGGATCTGTGCATTAGGGTTGCTGTACAATACCATTATCGCCAACATAATCAGCATCTGGGTAGCTGTACCAGAGGTAGATACAACGCTTCTTGTGCCCGTTATGATGGGTATGCTTGGATTGGGCGCTATGCGTTCATACGAAAAAGTCAATCAGGTAGCTAGAGAGAAGTAATGGGCCAGCTAATTGAAATGATAAAACGTCACGAAGGCGTCAAAGATAAGGTCTATAAGTGTAGCCAAGGGTACGAAACGATAGGGGTAGGCCGAAACATCTCAGAGTCTGGATTAGGTTTATCTCAAGACGAAATTGATTATTTACTACATAACGACCTAGAGCGTTGTGACATGGAGCTTAAAGACTCGTACTATTGGTACGGAGGTTTGAATAAAGCTAGGCGAGACGCGATGGTCGATATATGTTTCAACCTCGGGATTACACGGCTAAGAGGGTTTGTAAAAGCCTTAGAAGCGATGTCCCGCGAACAGTTTGATATTGCTGCTGACGAGTTTATGGATAGCCTGTGGGCTAAACAAGTAGGCCGTAGAGCAGAAGAAGTTACTGAAATGATAAGGACTGGGGAGTATCGCTAATGCCTTTGCAAAAGTTTATTTTCAACCCTGGAATAAACAAAGAAGGCACCGATTATTCGGCGGAAGGCGGCTGGTTCGACGCTAATTTAGTCCGGTTTCGTCAAGGGCTTCCAGAAAAAATTGGAGGCTGGGTAAAATATCTTGCATCTTCTTTTACGGGAACAGGGAGGAAGCTACACGGCTGGGTAGCTTTAAATGGAACTAAGATTCTAGGAATAGGTACAACGTCTAAGTTGTATTGGCAGGAAGGTGCGGGATATAACGACATCACCCCTCTTCGAGAAACTACTGCTGCAGGAGACGTTACGTTTTCTGCTTCTAATGGTTCTTCTACGATCACGGTTAGTGATACAAGTAACGGGGTCAATCTAAACGATTTTGTTACGTTTTCCGGAGCAGCGTCGTTAGGCGGCAACATTATAGCAGCCGTTCTAAACCAAGAATACCAAGTTGCTTCGGTAGTAAACACTAATTCTTACACGATAGAAGCTAAGGACACCTCTGGAGCCACGGTAACTGCGAATGCTTCAGATACTGGTAACGGTGGGTCTTCCACAGTAGGAGCGTATCAAATTAACGTCGGTCTAGACGTTTTCGTATCCGGTTCTGGCTATGGTGTGGGCGCATGGGGTGATGGCACTTGGGGTTCAACCAGCTCATTAGCCGCTAATAACCAGTTACGTTTATGGTCACTAGATAACTTTGGCGAGGATTTAGTTGCTAATGTACGAGCAGGCGGCGTTTACTATTGGGATTTTTCTAGCGCCAGTCAGAGAGCTAAAGCCCTTAAAGATATTGCAGGTGCAAATTTCGCTCCTACTGTCGGGTTACAGGTTTTAGTTTCTGATATTGATAGGCACGTTATCGTTTTAGGGGCAGATCCAATAGAAGGCGGAAGCAGGTCTGAAGAATTAGATCCTCTACTTGTTGCATTTTCAGATCAAGAAAATCCACTAGATTGGGAGCCACGTGCCACGAATACTGCGGGTTCGTTACGGTGTTCAGCAGGCTCAGAAATTATCGGTGGTATAAGAGCTAGACAAGAAACGCTTATTTGGACAGATGCTGCGCTATACAGTTTGCAGTTTATTGGGCCTCCGAACACGTTTGGTCTCACCCTTGTTAACGAAGGGGTGAGCTTGATCTCTCCGAACGCTGCAGTAAATAGTCCTAGCGGCATTTTTTGGATGGATAAAAAAGGTTTTTATGGGTATAACGGTGCGGTACAGCCGTTGCCATGTAGCGTGCATTCTCATGTATTCGACAATATAAACGTAAGTCAAGCATTCCAAGCATTTGGATTTGTGAATAAACAATTTGATGAAGTTGGTTGGTTTTATTGCACTGGAACTAGCACAGAGCCAGATAGCTATGTTACTTATAACTATGTCGAACAATCGTGGGCTATTGGTCAGCTTTCCCGTACCGCATGGCTAGACGAAGGGATTGAGGCGTTTCCTCGGGCTACTGGTAAATACAGCTCTACATCTTACGTTTATTCCCATGAATCAGGGAACGATGACGACGGCGTTCCTATGGATAACGTCTTTATTGAAAGCGCTGATTTCGATATTGGGGAAGGAGACCAATTCCAATTTATTCGTAGATGTATCCCAGACGTTAAGTTTACAGGTGACTCCGGTAGTACGCAGGCGATTAACTTCGTTTTAAAGGCTCGTAATTATCCTGGAGATTCCCTTACGACGGATATAACGTCTTCCTTTACCGGAAGTACGACTAAAATAGATACCCGCGCTAGGGGTCGACAGGCGGCGGTACGCTTCGAATCTGACGATGACGGGGAAGAAGGTGCAAGATTAGGAGTTGGGTTTGTTATTGGAGCTACTCGTTTAGAAATACAGCCTAACGGTAGGCGGTAATGGCTAGAATCCTTAACGGAAGATTACCTGTTGTTAACCAAGAGTCGGTTGATAGCGGCTCGTTTAATAGAGCTATGAGGGTGTTGGAACTTGGTTTGGGGTCGTTCGATCCTACAGCAACTCCTCAGTACACCAGCTCTAACAGAGACGAGTTAAGTTTTGCGGTAGGCGATATTATTTGGAATACTACAGAAGAGGTTCTTCAAGTATATTTGGGCAATTCTTGGCAGAACATTTCAACGCCAAGTACCTCTGGACTGAGCGCAACAGGGAGTGTTGGTACAGTTCAGGTCGTTACTAACGGTAATATCGTGGTAGCACTGTAGCTATGGCAAAGCCGAAGAAAAAACCTAAAGTCCCTGCGAAGTACCTAGCCGGTCTTACTGCTGAAGAAAAGAAAAAGCGTAAGAAAGAGATAGCTAGGAATAAAAAGAAGGCTATGAGTGATCCTTCTGCTTACAAGTTTTCGACTGATAAGAAAAAAGGTAAGCGTAGGAAAACGATAGAGTCTAAATATACTCGCAGGTTTAAAGAGAGGTTTGGCACAAAGTCATGAGTCTTTCCGATAAAACGAAAAAGGCACTGTCTAATAAAGCGGAAGCTGCTCGTAAAAAGGGCAAGAAAGTAACCGCTGGTCAACTAGCTCGCGTATATAAACGAGGGCTTGCTGCGTATAAAACAGGGCACCGTCCTGGAACATCGCAGCATCAGTGGGCGATGGCCCGTGTGAATTCTGTGCTTACAGGCGGTAAAGCGGCTACAGTTGACAAAGATATTATGAAAGGCTCTAAAGCTAAAAAGAAACCAGCTAAGAAGAAAACTTCATGAGTAGGATATTCGACGAAGATCAAACGAGTTCATTAGTTAGTTCCATGATGAACCCTGAATCTAATGCCACTAAATTTGTAGAGCAAGGCGAAGATATTGGCATGCCTCGTGACGTTACGATGGATATTCTCAACCGTTACGCAACTTACGGCGCGAATACGGGAATCGGGAATCTTGGTGGCGAACGACTAGTTAATGCGCTTAATGACGAATACCGTAAACGTGTTGATGAGCCGCTTCAAGAAATGCCCAAAGAAGCATTTATCGGTGGGTTAGCTGAGTTTCTCGCAAATCTTGGTTCGTCGGCTATGCAGGGTGTAAGCACTGTTGGTAGTGGTATCGCGGATGTTTTCGCAGGTGCTCCGACGGAACTTAGTGGAGAGGCTGCTAAGGAAAGTTTAGCTGCTCTTGACGCAGCCGCAGCTCCAGGAGTGGAAGCGGCTTCTGTAACTGACGCAGGAGCTACAGGGGGAGCACTTAACAGTCCTGTTTCGCTAGAAAACTCGCTACTGCCGGAAGCTACTCGTTTAGAAAAGTTTCAAAAGTATTTAGACGAAAACCCTTTAGTTGCTAAACAGCTTATGTCTTCGGGTCAAGATATTGGTAAAGTTCTTGGCCAAGCTCTCGGAGGCGGCGGTAAACGTGAAAGTAAAGTCCCTGTTCGCGCTCCGCGTCCTAGGTTTCAGCCAGGAGCTATCCGCAGCCAACGTATCGGTATGGAAGATGGCGGTAGTGTACTAGGCCGTAAATTGTTTTTAGATGGCGGCGAAGTTGACGGGCCTGGAGGCCCAAAAGAAGACTTAGTACCGATATGGGCGAGCGATAAAGAATACGTTGTTTCACATCAAGGCGTAAAGAATATAGGTGGTGGTGATTTCGATAAAGGAATCGCGGCTCTTGATAAGGTTAACTTTGGTAAATAATTATGAGTGAAAACGATACCGCGTATAGTTATCAGGCTCCTGATCAAAATATCTATAATCTCCTTATGGGGTCAGGGAATCGTTTTGGTCTTATGCCTCAAGTTGAAGCGTATTACCGTAGCCAATTCGAAAATTTAGGTGGAGCGGATACTAACCCGTTTACTTATACAGGTGATCGTATTGCTGGCTTTTCTCCTAGAGAAGAATATGCAATGCAACTCGCTGATCAAGGTATCGGCGCGTATGCCCCCTACCTTGCTAGAGCTAGAGGTCTTACAGAAGAATCGTTAGCTACTCAGGCTGGTGGCGTTTCTGAAGCGAAAGCTGCAGCGTTACGAGCGCAACAACAAGGCGAAGACTATACTCGTACAGGTATTGCCGCTACTCGTGGTGCAGAACGAGGCTTGCGAGATGATTTAACTGGGGCGCAAAGAGCTGCTCAACGTAGTGTATCTGTACAACAACCGTTTATAGATAGAGCGGGTCAGGCGATAAGTCAAAGTCAAAGAGGTTTCGATACTGGCTCTATTAGTAGCTATACCGATCCTTATGAAGATGCGGTAGTTCAACAAACGATTGCAGATATTCAAAAAGGTCAAGCTCAAGGCGATGTAGCTAGACGAGCTACTGAAGTAGGCCAAGGGGCGTTTGGCGGTTCTAGGGCTAGGCTTGGTCAACAAGAATCTACAGACGCTGCGACCCGAGCGATGATGAAAGAAGTGGGGGCTATCCGTAGCCGAGGCTATGAGGGCGCACGTGAAGCAGCTATGGGTGAGTTTGGTCGTCAGCGAGCAGCAGACGCACAAGCCGCTGGATTACAAGCGGGGTTAGGTGCACAAGCTGGCGGAGCTCAATCTGGGCTATCTTCTCTGTTAAGCGGGTTAGGTGGTCAACGGTACGGCGCAGGTATGGGAACTGCGGGTGCGTTAACAGGCGCAGGTCAGCAGCTTTACGGGATGGGTTCTGGAACGGGTAGCCAATTAGCGGGTCTAACAGGACAGCTTGCTGGCGCACAAACTGGTGCTGGGGCTGGCTTAATGGGATTAGCGGGACAAGAAGCCGGTTTCCGGCAAGGCGATGTCAGTTCGGCGATGAACATTGGTGCGATGAACCGAGCTAGAAACCAAGCGATGATGGATTTAAATTATCAAAACTTTGTTGGGCAGTATAATATGCCGCAACAGTTAATGTCTGGTTACGCAAACTTCTTAACTGGTGCTGGCCCGTTAGCTGGTGGTACAGGATATTCTGGAACTAGCCGAGCAACGCCGTATGGAACAGCAGGTACTTTTACAGGAGGTAATTTTTCTTATCCTGCTTACGGAATGAAAGACGGCGGTGCGACAGGAGAAGTAGAAGAAGGGCCAAGAGGTGGTATCAACACCCCTTTCCAAATGCTGGAGCTGTTCGGCGTTGAGCAAGAAACTATTGACGATTTAGCGATGCAAGCTGGCGATATGCCAAAAGGTTTAGTAGATCTAATAATCAAGTACGGTCAACAAGCTAGAGACGCTGGAATAATAGAAGAGCCTGAGAAAAAAGAGGACGGCGGTCGCGTTATACCTGAAGGTAATAAAGGATTAGTGGCGTTATCGCGAAAAGCACCTGAAGTAGTGCGCAAGATGGGGTTTACTCCAGCTAAGAAAAACATGGGCGGGATCGTTAATTCTAGGTTCCCGATGGCTTCGCGTAAATTAGGAGCATAACGTGGCGAAGAATTTTGGGTTTAATGTCGGCGGTGGGGGTATTGCTAATTTAGTTCAAGCCCCTAAAGTTACGCCTGTTCGCTCAGTGCAGTTTGCGCCTACGCCTCGACGACAAACGCAGCGCGACGAAAAAGACCCTAAAAAACAGATCCTTGGTGCGCTGTTAGGCGCATCCTCGCCGTTTTTAGCTGAAGCGGGACTCGAGTTAGCTGATAAAGCAGGATTGGGAAATCTATTATTTGAAGATAAAGATATCTCAGCGACAGAACTAGGGATTACAGATTCTGATTTCGGAACAGGTGATCTTAAACAAAAAACTGTTTTAGGAGAGTTAGGAACTAGCGCACCGCTCGACCCAATAGAGGTTGAAAGAATAAGGTTAAGAAATCGAATAGATCAAGCCTTACCGTTAGATAAAAAGATGTTGCCTAGACAAAAAACAATGTTAGGTAAGGGTCTAACAGAACTTTTAACTTTTGCTCCTGCTTTTGCTCTTGCAGGCGAAGAAGACGATGGAGGCGTAGCTTCTTATATTTCTGCCGCCCAATCAGGTAAAAAACTTGAGCGTGCTTTAGATCAAACGAGGCTTGATAATTATTTAAAACGTGCTACGGCTCGAGATACTGCGCTCACTAAAGATGTCGATTTAACACGATCGATTACTTACGGGGCGTATTTGGACTCGGACACTAACGGAGTAGTCCAGATCAAAAGAGATGTCTTAACAAATAAAGACGGATCTCAAAGATATGTAATAAGCCAAGCAGATCCAAAAATAGATGTCTATGTTGATGAAAACGGTAAAAGACAGATAATTAGAGCAGGCGAAGCGTATATAAATCGTAATTTGACACTAGATGATGCAGATATTCCTTCGTCACAGGTTAGAAACTTTATAGATACAGAATCTAACGATCGCGCGGTAGGGTATTTTTATCCTGCAGTTATGCAGCCAGATGGCACACGCAAACCAATGACAATTATTGCTGACCCTGAAGGTGAACGAAGCAGAGAGAAAGAAGAGTGGAGAACTCTCAAAAGAAACTGGATTTTAGATAGTCCAGGAATAGAAGGTGGCCCTAAATTATCAGCAGGAAGAACTGAGAGAGGAAAACTTTTCGAAGATTTAGACTTGCAGTTTGGTGCGTTGAACAATACTTTGAACTCAGGACGAGTCGTACTTCAACTTGCACAAGAAGAAGTTGAAGGCGGCAAGGGTGCAAAAGTTTTTACTAAAGCGGATGTATTTTTAAACAAGATCGCTTCTAGTTTGAATCTAGAATTAGATGCAGTAAGCGATTTTTTAGAAACACAAGGCACTTCAACTAATCAAATTATCCGATCACAACTACATAAAAACCAGCCCTCTGGCAATGTCATGGGTGTTTTTGCAGCAGCTAATAACCATGCAAGAGCCTACCAAAATTATGTTGCTGGACAGCCTCCGACAACGCAACAACAAGCTGCAATGGATCAAGCAGATAACGCATTAATCACTGCTTTAAATCGTCTAGAGCAATCTAGTCAGTCGGGTGCCGCACCTGCGTTTAGTTTAGGTAACTCAGAAGCAGTTACTAACGCTGTTGTACAACGAGGTAGATTAATCGCTGCACAAATTAGACTAGCTTATGCAGCGGCGGCTTCTGCTGGTCAGGAAGGACGAACGCTTTCTGATAAAGACGTGTCAAATTTCTTACAGCAAGTTGGCTATGATTCTAACAATGCAAGAGACGTCGGAACTAGAACCGCAGAGTTTATAGCGACACAAATTAGGGATGCAGATTCTCGTAGTGCGATTTTTTCTGATCTAAAAAGTTTATCTGCTGGAAGTGACACGGATTTAGCTAACCAACGTATCGCAGACCTCGTTAAAATTCCGACAACTAAACTAAATAAACTTTCAGAAGTCGGCCCAGATGGTGAGTTCGTTTTAAGTGATGAGGAAGCTCAAGGGTTACAATCAGAGATACAGACCGATATAAGTAGACTTTCTACGAGAGCCGCCCCATATTTTATATATGACCCTAAATCTCGACGATTTAAATTTAGATCATTTGAAACGGATTTTCGTAATCGCGCAGAAAATGATCCGATAGCTATGGAATTTTTAAAAGACGGTGGGTATTTCGATACTTTTGGAATTGATAAGAACACTTTCCTTTACGATTTTGTAGGCCAAAGTAGAGCACAAACTCCCTCGACTCAAAACACAGGCACTGGCGGTAAGACCTTAGAGCAGCTGAAGAGGAAGCCGTAGAAATGGTACAAGCAACAGCTTTTGATAAAGACGAAAAATTAATTACTTCGCCGTCTGATTTATTTTATAACAACGAGTCTTATAAAAAATTCGTTGCTGATCGAGAGCCTTATTTTCGCGGTCAACCCATTGCTAAAAGAGATGCAAGAACCGACGAAACTTTTAGTTTTTTAGATGTCGTTTCTACTGCGCCTTATGAAACAGATATTGCATTTGAGCCCACTGATAAAGATGGACAAAGTTTAGGCGAGTATTACCCCAACGCTAAAGAACGATTTTTACAACTAGATTTTTTAGACAATGTTTTAGATTTAAAAGCAGATTCTGAGCTGTTAAGAGAAGTTCGTGCAGACCTTATGAAAGAAGGCTATGTAGATGATCAAGGTCAATTAGACGTCGCCACACTTCAATCTTTACATAACCCAACGCAATACCGAGCGTTTATTGACTATGCTTTTTCTAACGAAGACTTAGATGGGTTGCCCTACGAAGAAAGGAAAAGACCCGATGCAGGTGCTTTAAAAGGAGGGTTGCTCGATAGATTTATCGGATTAAATAACAAAGTAAGACCTTCTCCGATGCAAGCGGCTCGTGTTCCGTCTGGTCTGGTTAGCGGATTATTCGATATAAACGAAGATCAACGAGCACAATACGCTGCTCGTGGTGCAGACCCTAATACTAATTATATGTCTTTATTAGACGACGATCAGTTAAACGATTTAAGTTTTGGACGAATCATAAGCCCTGCAACTTTAAATAAACGGGAAGTAGAAAATTTAGTACATCGGTTCGATCCTACTGCTGAAGTTGAATATGTAGATTTTAGTTCAGAGGGTATAGAGAGTAACCAGTTTATTATTAAAAGCGATTTGACAGGCGGTAAACCTGTGCCTTTCGGGAATATACAACCTTTAGAGTCCCTATTTGAAGGTAATCCTGAAGCATTCCTCACAGAAATGGATGTGTTTTTAACAAGAGAAGCTCCTGCACTCGTACTTGGCGGTGGATTTGTAAAACTTTTTAGGGAAGGATTAAACCGTAGAGCACAAAAACAAATCGATAGAAATTTAGCAAAAATCGAAAAAGGCGAACCTGTTTTAGAAACGTCAGGCGCTCTGAAAACTGGCGCGAAAATGGCGGGACTTGCTTCAGTTTCTGGTATCGCAGAGGCTTCCGCAGAAGCTGGTAAACTTTTATATGCTAGAGCAGCAGGGTATCAGCCCGATATGAGTGACCGTCGTATTTTTGAAATATCTGGTCTAGCAGGTATTTATGCGGCTGGGGGAGAATTCGGTTCAGAATTAGCTTTAAAAGCATATGGAAAAGTTAAAAATATGTTCACAGGCGAGCGAATGCCTGAAGAACTCCTAGCTCGTTTGAGAGCGGCTGGCGAGTATTTAAGAAGAAAAAGACAAAGAAGTTTCGGGGAATTACCTCCAGAAGACGCAGATTTTTCTACAGCACAGATGAACGAATTTATTACTGAGGCTGGCGGTGAAGTTACCGAAGAATTAAATTCTTTAAGTGATCTGACGAATGACGGTGTTTTAAGATCTATAGAAAACAACTTGATAGCTACGATGGATCAAGGTTCAGAAGGTTATGCAGCACTTAATAGAATCCTAAATAATCAAGGCGGGGCGTTAGACAGGTATTACGAGTCAATAAAAGTTGGTTTAAAACCCAATTTAAAACTAGATCGAGATACTTTTAATAAATTAGTCAATCGAATAAAAATACAAAATAGACGAAAACGAAAAGAAGCAATAGAGCAAGATATTTTTGATATAGAGAAACAACTAGACTTAGAAGAAGTAGTTGTGGATCAAAGAGTAGTTGGCCCTACCTCTGATGTAGTAGCAGATGTTCAGAATATTGTAGAAGGTGGATCGCCTTCTTATCCTCAGTACACCTCTGAATTAATGACGATGTATCGTCAATTTATCGACCCGATTCGTAGAGAATACGACACAGTTTTTAATAAAACTGCAACGGATATAGATGGTAACGATTTTCAAGTTTATCAAGAAGCTGTAGTGCCTCTGCCTAGGTTTATTAGCGAGCAGCTAAATCGAATGCTCAATGCTAATAAACCACAAGACCGTATTTTCGGCTCTGCAGATGATGCAGAAGTTGCAGAAATGATCAGAGGTATTTTACAAAATAGATCAGATGAAGGAATAAGTATTCAACAGCTTGCTGATCCCAAACGATTCGAAGCTCAACGAAGATTTTCTATAGAAGAAATTACTCGAACTATGGAAAACTTAGAGAGCATGTTTAACTCTCACCCCAATCAAAAAGTGAGAGATGAAGGGAAGAAATTACTTCAAGGTCTCGCAAACGCAAGAAGCGAAGCATATAGAATCCAGTATAAGAAAATTACTGGAGACAGAAGCGCACCAACAGAAGCTAAAAATCCTGAAGAGTATAGACGAGATGTTCTACCAGTTGTTGGTGAGGATATTAATGATGTCAAATTAAGGATAACTGAAGCGCAGGATCGGGTTAGTGGTCGATATTTTTATCAAGTTGCGACGAAAGAGCCCAGCGAACTCGGATCATATATTTTAAATAGTAAGCCGACAGATGTTGACGGCTTGGTAGAGGTTTTATCAGAAACTCCCGAAGGCTTAGTAAAATTACAGCAGGTTAGAAGAGTGGTGTTCGATGCGTTAGACCGTGAAGTGCGCGGAGATGGCTCGAATACTGTTCAACAAGCTAATCGTTTAAGAATTTTAAGCGATCGTAACGGAGCACAGTTACGAATATTGTTCCCCCAAACAGAACTTAATCCTAAAGATTTTCAAAGAATCAGGCTAGATATAGAAAATAATGAGAAACAATTACAACGAGTGAATTCTGTCATAGACAGAATGATCAATCCAGAAACTGGAGATTTCGTAAATTCTCCGATTGAAGTAGTTGACGCTTATTTTAGGATGACGCCTAAAGCGAAAAGAGATTTTAGAGGTTCGCCAACTTGGTCTCAATTAAAAGAGCTTTCAGCAATAGCTGATGAATACCCCGATTTAAGGACTGCTTTAAGAACAGATTTTACAAGAAGAATACAAAATTTAGCAGGAATTGGGGCTGAAGTCGTCAGAGGACAAAGCAGGTTCCGAGGTGCAGCTGACCGTGTAGACAGTGGTTTTGATTTAGATGAACTAACTGATTTAGTTTTATATGCCCCAACAGATAAAGATTTAGCTGAAGATTTATCTTTGATAGTTGGCGAAAAAGATGCTTTGCGATTTGCTAAAAATTTAAGAAATTTCGCTCGCCGCGCTAAAATTCTCGTAGCGAAAGAAAGGAGAAACCCTAAACAAGCCTCACAAGAAACTTTACAAACAATTATGGAACGAGCAACAGGTACTGTTTCAGCGGTTCGTAAAGGTGCTTTCGGGCAGCTGTCTCGTGCTGGATATCGAACTAATCTTCTTTTAGGAGAGTTATCACCTAAAGTAGCTAACCATTTCGCCATGATTTTAGCTAATCCAAAAAAGCTAGATGAGTTTATGAAAATATATGATACAAAAAGACTACCCTTGGGTGACTCTTTAAGATTAATAGAACAAATAGCGTTAGGAAGATACGGCGAAGAACAAGAAGTGGAACAGGAAGTAGAACAATTTAAGCGAAAGGTCGCGAAAAAATTCGAGTTAGATCTATGAAAGTTAAATTTTTTCAACCTGAAACGATAGAGTATTCAGAAGAACCACAACCCGCCCAAATGAACAACGGCGGCGAAGTCGAACCTGCTAAAATGTTCGGTGGCGGCGGTATTAATATCAATGTTGACGTTGACCCTGAGCGCATTGCCGCATATATGGCGAATAATCCTGTAGTTGCCGATACAGTTGGTCAAACTGCTCCTCAACGAGTAGTTGCTTCTCCTACTCCGGAAGAAGTAGATGCGTTTAATTATATGTACGGCCCTTCAGCTTCTGAGGCGATGGGCTTCAATGTTGAACAGGGTGCATACGGTAACGATTATGCTCAATACGATCGCGGGGATTACGTTCGTTCTACAGATCCGGCAGCTGCAGCAGAAAGAGCTGCTGAACAAGAACGTCGACGCCAAGAACGCCAAGCGCAACAAGAAGCAGATGCTACTGCGGAAGCAGAACGAAGAGCCGCAGAACAAGCTGCAGCAGATGTAGAATTTCAACGACGGTTAGCTGCAGGTGAATTATCGCCTGAAGAATTACAAAACTTTATCGACGGTGGGATGAGTGAGCAGCAAGTTTTACAACTCATCTCTTCTTATCAACTAAGCGAAACTCAGCTTGCACAACTTTTCGATCAAGGCTTGCTAACTAGAGAGCAAATTGAACAACTAGTGTCTTCACAAGCTGGAGAAAGTGCTGAAGAAGCTGTTGAACAAGCTGTTGCAGCAGGGTTAACCGAAGAACAAGTAAATGAGCTAATTCAACAAGGGGTAGATCAATCTGCTCCTGATATGTCGCAGTATGTAACGCAATCAGGTTTAGAAACTTTATTCCAAAACTATTTAACACCTGAACAATTAGAAGCGTATTTACCACAAGATCAAACAGAAACGATAACTGCATTAGAAAAGAAAATAGCTGATCTTGAACAGCAGTATAGCGACGTAACTTCGCAATACGAAGCTGATGCAGTAAACCAACAAATTTCTGATGCGAAAGAGGAAGTACAGAACTTCTATGCATCTTCAGTGCCTACCGGCCCACGAACAGGTTCTACTTCACAGTTTGATGCAGGTGCGTCATTCCTTCCTGGAGGTAGCCCTATGGCTAGTTTGATAGAAAGCCAACGAGCAGGACAAGGCCAAGATCCATTTACATCGTATTTGAAAACATTTACACCAAGTTATAGCGAGTATAACGAACCGTTTACTCCTGAAGAATATAACGAACGAAATCAACCCTTTGCTGGCGGGATGTATAATAATCCGTTTACTGGCGGTATGTCGTATAACCCTGATAAAAAGAACATGGGCGGTCAAGTATCAAACGGTATAATGGATCTGACTAATTTCGATACGAACGTACAACCGTTCCAAAACGCCTTTCGGCCTAACGTACCAAGGAACTAATAATGGCTATACCTATGAATGAAATGCCGAATCGCTTAGATCAAATGAGAGCTGATGCTGAAATGTCAGCTGCGCCCTTGCCCCCTGCCGGTGGTGCCCCAACTCCATCTCCCGCCGGTAGGGGAGCACCTATGCCACCAATGCCTCCCGCTGGTGGTGGTGCGCCGATGCCTCCGCCTCCTATGGCTGAGGCTCCCGCTCCGGAAGAAGATCGCCTAGCCGAACTGATGGGTGGTATGGGCGAAGAGCCGATGATGCCCGAAGAAGACCCGATGGCTGACGTAAAGCCTCAAGACCTTGCAGTAGGTATCGCGCAATCTGCGCTAGATATTTCTGATTCTCCTGAGGAAGCGTTAGCGGCTGTAGAAGCCGCTGCTGCAGAGTTGCGGAACTTGTTAGCTTAACCAGTTTTCCCACTTTTCGTCGCCTAAGACTTCTTGGGCGAGGTCAAGTTTATTACGCAACGCTGTTACGATCTTTTCGTCTACCGTATCTTTGGCTACGAGGTCAACGTAAGTTACGTTGTTCTTTTGGCCAATACGGTGTGCTCTATCTTCTGATTGCAGCCGTTTTTCTAAGTCGAAGTTGTTCGAGTAGTAGATTACGTTTTGCGCTTCGGTAAGCGTGATACCGTACCCACCTGTTTGCGTATTACCTACGAAAAACCTGAGTGGTGAATCGGGGTTCTGGAAGTCTTTAATAACCCGTTCACGTTCATCGGTACTTGTGTCTCCGAAATAGGCAGCTACCGAATCCGATCCAAATAGACCTTGTAGTGTTTCAACGATCTCTAAGATATTTTGGCGGTAGTTTGCCCAGATAATCACCTTACCTTGCATCTCCCCGATAACTTCAATAAGTTCGTCGATACGGTTGCTATCTACGGGTGTTTCTACGCCGTCATCGCTTTTTACATGACCGCATATGATCTGGTGTAGCCTGAGCAGTTGAGTGAGTACATTCGTAACACTTACCATCTCTTGGTTTTCAAGTTCTGTTATCGCGAGTTCTTTTAATTCAGTGTACAGTTTCTTTTGTTGCGCGGTTAGGGTTACTTCCCTCCGGATATACAGTTTTTCCGGTAGGTCGAGGCAGTCGTTTTTAAGTACCCTATAAGAGAACGTATCTAGCTTAGACGTTAGTTCGTCTAGGTTCCTATACCCTACTACCTGTTTAACGGTACGGCCCCCGAAATAGCGATTTACGACCTCTCCGAAGTGGTTCTGGAAAGAGTAGAACGAGCTGTACCCGAGTAGGCTTGTTCCAAGCACCTCAGTTTGGCTGTATAAGTCCAGCGGTGACTGGGTTATTGGTGAGCCGGTTAGGATTCTGCGGAACTTGGTATTCTTTGCCAGCTTCGTAATAGCCTTGGTTCGTGAGGCTTTTGGGTTTTTAATCGTCGTAGATTCGTCAACCGCGAATAGCACTTGATGACCGAGGATAAAGTTCTCAGTAAACTTGACACCCTTAGCTGTACTAAACGCTTCGACGTTGATAACGAAGATTTTAAGTTTATCTTCGCCTACGTCGAATAGCTTCATCAGATCAGATTTTTCCTGTTTACGAGGCGCAGGCGACCATACCGCGACATGTCGGTCGATATACTCCGGCATATGGTCAGGTATCTCTTTCGTAGACCAGTTTTTGTATACGCCTTTTGGCGCAACGATAACGGCAGCATTGATCGCGCCTTTACCGTACAAAATACCGATCGTGTCTATAAGGACTTTCGACTTACCTGTTCCCATTTCCATAAAGAAGCCGTAATGAGGCTTGTTCCATGAACGGGTTAACGCCGTCTTTTGATGCGCAAACGGTTGCGTTTTGAATTCGTACTTCAAAGCTGTTCCTTTCTAAGTTCTATAAGTAAGTATATAGAAATAGAATAATAAAGAAATGAATTTCTGAATTCGTAGGAAGCCTGTAATAGATATAATATATTCTATTACTTTCACTGTTTCTCAGTTTCCTATGTAGAACAGTAGTTTAGACTCTTATCTATTACTTCTATTACTCTATTAGACGTTTCTGTTAATTTTTTTATAAAAAATTTTATTTTAGATATAGGTAATACAGGAAATAGGGGTTTACTTACGAAAAGCCGCTAAGGTAAGGTATAGCCCTATAAAGGAGAAATTAGAAATGACAGTTTATATTGTCCAAGATGTTCCTGGAAGGAACTTCGTCCCTGCAGCTAAGTACGGGGAACTAGTTTCGCTACTCCCAGCGAAAACGAACCTGATGCTTACGACAGGGCCAGAGGTAGCACGCCTCAAGCGAAAGCTCATTGATTTCAATGACGACGATTACCTACTTCTAGTTGGTGACCCTGCCGCTATCGGTCTATGTTGCGCAGTAGCTGCGGCAATAAATGGCCGGTTTACGGTATTGAAATGGGATCGCCAAGAAATGACTTACTACCCCGTATCGTTCGATATTAGGGGCGGGTCACAAGATTTAGGAGAATTGCATGTCTGATGAAAAAGACACACCGTTATCTTTCGAGGAGTTAACAGGTGCTTCTTCGCAAGAAGAATGGAACGAAACGACACTCGATAACGAGTTCGCAAAGATCAGTGCTACTGCAACAAAAATGCAGGAACTGCAAAAAACGATAGCGTCTTTAGAAGATGACCTAAAGCAAGCCAAAGAAGTTCTCCGTGTTGTAGAAGAACAGGAGCTACCCGAGGCGATGCAAGCAGCGAATCTGAAAGAGATCAAGCTACTCAACGGTGCCAAAGTCACGATTAACGAGTTCTATAAAGGGTATATATCCGAAAAGAACCGCGAAAAAGCGCACGCTTGGCTCCTACAAAACAACCACGGCGGCATAATTAAGCACGAAGTTAACCTGAAGTTCGGTAAGGACGAAGGTGATAAAGCTGCAGACGCTGTGCAAAGTCTCAAACAGAAAGGGTTAGACCCTGCTGTTAAAGAGAGTGTTCATCCGCAAACGCTTAACGCTTTTGTGAAAGAACAAATGACGAGCGGGAAAGACCTTCCTGCAGACCTATTCGGGATATTCGTCGGATCCCGCGCCAAACTAAAATAGAGGTAACTCAAATGGCTGATAAGAAAGTAGCTGAGGCTTCGTCCTCAGATTTAATTCCTTTCGATGACGATTTGTTATCGGCAGGTACTGGACTCGAAGAAGCGAGTGCAGATGACTATGCGATTCCGTTTTTGCGGATTCTACAATCAATGTCGCCACAGCTCAAAAAGAGCGACGGCAAATATATCCAAGGTGCCGAGGAAGGAAACTTCTTCAATACCGTTACCGAATCGGTATACGACGGCACTGAAGGCGTAATGATCATTCCCTGTGCGTACAAGAAAAAGTATATCGAGTGGGTCACACGGGAAAACGGTGGTGGTTTCGTATCTGATGATCATGCCGCTTCGATCCTCAAAGAGTGTAAGAAAGACGATAACGGTCGGTTTATCTGGACAAATGGTAATCAAATCGCAGAAACTGCTGAGTATTACTGCATCTTAGCGCAGGACGAAAACGCGCCAGAGCAGGTTTTGTTAAGCCTTACATCTTCTCAGTTAGGTTTTTCTCGACGTTGGAATACGATGCTGAACAACGCACGTGTAAATAACGCGAAAGGTGAAACAGTAGCAGCACCGATGTTCTCTTATATGTACAACCTAACGACTATTGCTCAATCGAACGACCAGTACAGCTGGATGGGACTATCTGTTGAAAAGAGCAGACCCACCCCGATGCCGCTGGCGATGGCTGCACTTGAGTTTATGAAAGCCGCACGTTCTGGCGCGGTAGAAGTAAAGCAGGAGCAGGAAGGAGCAACAGCTTCCGCTGAGGCAGAAGTAGTCGACGGAGACGATGTCCCGTTTTAGGTTTATAAGGGTGAGCAATGTCAATACACGAGCAGTTTGCCACCCGTTTCGTGGGGTTGAGACACGGCTATAGTGTCTTTACCCCGACGAAAGAAACGCGGGAAGATGGCAAAGCGAAAGGGAAATATGTAACGATTTCACAAACGCTCAACCAGAAAGAGTTATTCGCTATCTGGGCAGAGCATATAAGAGGGGAAAGAAGCCTCGGTATCGTACCGATTGATGAGAATAATATGTGTTCTTGGGGGTCTATCGACATAGATGATTACCCGCTAGATCTCAAAGCGTTAGCTAAAAAGATCAAGAAGTTCAAGCTACCTATGGTCGTTACGCGATCTAAAAGCGGTGGCGCACATATCTTTATGTTTGTATTTGACCCAGTTCCTTGCTCTACGATGCAACGTAAACTGAGACAGATCTCTGCAGCGATAGGGTTCGGTCAGTCTGAAGTGTTTCCTAAACAGACCCAGCTATTGTTGGAACGAGGGGATAGAGGAAGTCCGTTACAGATGCCGTATTTTGGCGGCGAAGATTCTACTAGCTATGGGTTCGGAGCCACTGGCAACGTCCTTACGCCAATAGAGTTTTTAGATTACTGTGAAGGTATCGTCCTTACTGAAGAAGAGTTGGATAAGCTAGAAGTCACGCCTATCTTAGAGGATATGGAATGGCTCGACCACTCTCCTCCATGTTTAGAACACCTGATAGCGCAAGGCTTTCCGAAAGGTATGCGTAACTCGGGGTTGTTTAACGTAGGTGTATTCCTGCGTAAAAAGTTTCCAGACGATTGGGAAGGTCGGTTAGAGCAGATAAACCACAAACACTTTAGCCCACCGCTGAGTGCGCAAGAAGTGTTATCGGTAGCAAAACAAGTTCAGAAAAAGGATTACTTCTATAAATGTAACGACCAGCCGATAGCTGGCCATTGCAACAGCCCACTATGCCGTACACGCAAGTTCGGTATCGGGGCGTCAGGTGGTACACCTTTATTCAGTAACTTGACTAAACAGAACAGTGATCCACCAATCTGGTTCTTAGATGTCGAAGGCGGCAGGCTAGAGCTAGAGACGGAGGAGTTACTTAACCAGACTCGGTTCCAACGAAAGTGCATGGATAGTCTCAACATTATTCCGCCGAAAGTACGGGATAACGTATGGAGAACTATTATCCAACAGCTTCTCGATACGCTGACAATTATCGAAGTACCAAAAGATGCTTCGACAGAAGGTCACTTTAACGAGTTGTTAGAAACATTTTGTACCGAAAGACCGGCTAGGGAACGAGACGAGCTATTACTTGGTAAACCTTGGACAGATAAAAGCAGGACGTATTTCCGTTTAGCTGACCTGATGGATTTTTTACACCGTAAGAATTTCAGGGATTATCCTCGTAATAAGCTAACCGCCAAGCTCAAGAATATGGGCGGCGATTCGCATTTCTTTAACATCAAGGGCAAGGGCGCTAACGTCTGGCATATACCAGAGTTCCAAGCGCAAAGCGAATCACATTCGCTGCCTGAGTTTAACGACTCACCATTGTAATGTTAAAGTCAGATGCACAAATAATCCTTGGGCCTCCAGGAACAGGGAAGACGAGCACACTACTAGGGCTATTAGAAGAAGAATTAGATCGGGGGACTTGCCCAGAAGACATTGGGTTCTTCACCTTTACCAAACAAGCGGTACAGGAAGGCAAGACTAGGGCGATGTCGAGGTTCGCGATAACGAATGGACAGTTACCGTATTTTAGAACCTTACATTCTCTTTGCTTTTTCCAGTTAGGGCTGTCGAAAGATAGCGTCATGAGTTCGAGAGATATTGGTGATTTAAACCAGAAGTTGAACTTGCGTCTAACTGGCTCTGTTAGTTCCGAAGAGGGACATATCTCGAGCATCTCTAAAGATGACCGATTATTGTTCATAGAAAACCTAGCTCGGATGAGGCAGGTAAATTTAGAAACCCAGTGGCACGACTCTGACGACGTTGTTGGCTGGTTTGAATTAGAGCGGTTTGCGAACGGCTTGCGACTGTTTAAAGACGACAGATTACTTATCGACTATACCGATATGTTGCAGTTGTTTTTAGATCGAGGACGCGCTCCGAAGTTAGATGTAATGTTCGTAGACGAAGCTCAAGACCTATCGCCATTACAGTGGGCGGTAGTTCGTAAGTTATGTGAATCAGCGGATCGTATTTATATCGCAGGCGATGACGATCAGGCGATCTATCGTTGGGCGGGTGCCGACGTTGATTACTTAATCCGTAATTCAAAAGACGCGATGATTTTAAAACAGTCTTATCGCGTTCCATCTTCGATACATAAGATTGCACAAAACTGTATCGGGCAGGTGGCATCGCGGGTACAGAAAAGCTGGAACCCTCGTAAAGAAGCTGGGCACGTTTCGTGGGAACCGTCTTACGAAACGATCGACATGGAAAGTGGTGAGTGGTTAGTGCTTGCTAGAACAAACTACTTATTAAACGGGATCGAAGAACATTGCCGGTCAGAAGGCTGGTTCTATAAAAGTAAAAACCGCAACTCAGTTTCTGAGAAAAAGGTCAAAGCGGTGCGCGATTGGGAAACTCTACGGCAGGGTGGCGAAATACCGATTGTAGATCTTACCAAAGTCTTAAATTATATGAAGATCCGCGTACCTATCTCCCTAGAGAGAAACGACTTTGATACTAATATCTCATTCGATCAGGCGCAGCAGTTCGTACCTGATCTCAAAAAAGAATATTGGTACGACTTGTTCGACGGAATCTCAGTTTCGGAACGCAGCTACATTCGTGCGATGCTTAGACGAGGAGAAAAAATAACTAAAGAACCACGGATCAAGCTATCGACCATCCATGCAGCTAAAGGAGGCGAAGCTGAAAACGTAATCTTGCTAACCGATATCTCGAACAGGATTTATAAATCGTACCAATCAAACCCTGACGACGAGTCGCGGGTGTTTTACGTTGGACTAACCCGAGCAAAGGAGAACTTGTTTTTAATTGAGCCGCAAACTCAAAAATACTTCCCGCTTTAGTCCTTTACTTTCAGAGGTATCTAAGGTAAAGTAGTAAAACTTAGAAAGGAGAAATAAATGAATATCTTTGTAACTGACCCGTGTCCTGTACAAAGTGCGCGTGAACAATGTGACAAACACTGTGTGAAGATGGTTTTAGAATCCGCTCAGATGTTGTCTACTGCGTGGCGCGTGTTTGATAATGAACGTGCAGAAAGAGAGAACTTGTACAAACAAGCACACCTAAACCACCCATGTAGTATCTGGGTTCGTGAATCACCAGAAAACTATATCTGGCTATACCGGCACTTTTCAGAATTGTGTCAAGAGTATACGCACCGCTACGGTAAAGAACATAAGTCGTCGAAGTTACTATGGTCTCTGTTCTGGCTACCCTTCCCTGACTACCGAATACAACGAGCAAATAAAAATCCAGAGGGCTTTGCGTTAGCAATGCCTGATGAATATAAATGCGAAGATGTTTACGCTTCGTACCGCAACTATCTCATAGGCGAGAAATCTTATTTCGCTAAATGGGTAAAAGACCCTTCAAGAAAACCAACATGGTGGATTAGTTAATGGCTTCTATTAGAAAGACCCTTCAAGAAAACGCTAACGACAGCAAAAATACCCGCATGGATATTGCCAGCGGCAATATGCTCGGCAACTGGCGACCTGACGAAATTACACATATGACGCGCTTCGATAAATGTTCGTCACTATGTATCGGAGAAGCGAAGTATCGCGACAGACCTATCGACGTACTCGAAGCAGGGTGCGGAGAACTTTGGGTACTGCGTAATTTATATAAAGCCTACACCGTAAAGAAGTCGGACGTGATCCGCTCTTATCGCGGCGTAGATATCGACCCTGCTGTCCTGAACGAAAAGGTTGGCTATAGCAGCCCTACTGGATTCGTTCAAGATTCGACATGGTTCGCTAACTTCAACGGACAGATTGATATTCAAGACCTTACGGTAAACCCCGTATTTGACCTGCCCGACGAATCAATAGACTTTTTCTGGACTACCGAAGTTATTGAACATATGGGCCGAGAGTTTATTGCACCATGGCTTGATGACGCTAACCGAGTATTGCGTCCAGGAGGACTGATTTACGTTTCAACGCCTAACCATGACGGATCTAACGATAAGCTACCCGAAGACCACGTTTACGAATGGGGTTTCGAAGAACTAAAAGACGAGCTTACGAAAGAATCACGAGGCTGGGAACTACAGTCGGTTGTCGGTACGTTTTGCCAAATGCCTAAACTAAAGAAGGCTATGCAGAAAGACGGCGAGGACGGCGAGTGGCGTTGGCTACCTGATCAGTTCGAGTTACTCGAAGAACGCTACGGTAAACAGTTCTTGCGAGTAGTTGCCGCGACGTTTTTCCCAGAAGTTTCTAACAACTGCGCGTGGATATTGAGAAAGCCTGCATGACAAATTTCATACCCGCAGAGGTAGATCGGTACGTTTACTGGATCGAAGAACGTGAACGGATACGTCGAGTAAAAGAGGAAGAGAAACTAGAGCCGCCTTGGACTCTCGACCCGATATTGCAAGAGTTTAAGTTTTGCCAAGTCTTCCGCGAGGACGATAGGACTACGCGGTGGTTTCGCGAGCATATTCGCGAGCCACTACGCAACGACCCTGACGTGCTAATGGCGACGGTAATTTTTAGATTCTTTAACTTGATCGAAACAGGCAGAACGCTGCTCGACCATAACTTACTAATTGAGTGGGATCGAGAGAAGGCGATCGAAGAAGTGCGGAAACAGCCGAAGTGGATTACCGGCGCGTATATCGTCAAAACTCCTAACCGTATGGATAAGGTAACAGGCGTAGCTGAATGCGTCACTCATCTCTGGGTAGAGCGAGAGCGCATCTTAAAAGACTTCAAACACTTCAAGTCTTTATGTGACGCGTGGTACTACCTGATGCGGTTTCCGTATATCGGCCCGTTTGTATCGTACGAACTAGTTTCTGACCTACGCCATACCTACCTGCTAGAAAACGCTGAGGATATTTGTTCTTGGGCGAATGCTGGGCCTGGAGCAATGAGAGGATTGAACAGGCTGACAGGTAGACCACTAGAGTTTTGTAAACGCAGCTGGGATTGGAACGGCGAAATGCAGGCGTTATATCAGTGGTGTAGAGAACAGTTAGACCTTAGTAAATTCCACAGACCTTTCGAGATGCGAGAGATCGAAGGAGGGCTATGTGAGTTTGATAAATACTCTCGGATATTACATGGGCAAGGTCGAACACGAAGCGTGTATGACTACTCGAAAAAAGATCGCCCGTTGATTGAATACCACGGGAAACAATAATACAGCCGTAGGAGGCGGTACTACAGGAAACAATAATACAGCCGTAGGAGGCGGTACTACAGGAAACAATAATACAGCCGTAGGAGGCGCAGATGGGAAAGTTAAAACAGTTGGTCGTAGACCTAGATAAAGATCAGGTTGAATTTGCTATGGAGCACTACGGGTTGTTTTTACAAAAAGCGATGCAAGATAAAACGATGCCGAATACTTGGCAAGACGCTATCAACGCAATTCATTGGGCAGCGTATATTTCAGGAGTCGATCTAGGTCGTATTCAGATCGAATACATCATTAACCAGCAGACGGAGAGTCTTTATGAAAGTGATTAGTGCGGTCAATGTAAACGACGCCCTTCTACGGGGCATTGACTTATTCCAGTCGTCAGTAAATTATCGAACACAGGCCAGCCGCAATGGAGATACGATGGAGTGCCACACTCCGGTTACTACCGTTTATAGCAAGCCTTGGCAGAGGGTACTGTTTAGCGAGGAACGAGACGCTAATCCATTCTTTCATCTATATGAAGCGATTTGGATGCTAGGCGGTTCTCGAGATCTACAAAAGCTCACCCACTTTAATGCAGGGATGGCTAATTTCTCAGACGATAACGAAACCTTAAACGGTTCTTATGGCTATCGGTGGAGGCACCAGTTTCACTACGACCAACTAAAAGACGTAGTTGAAATGCTAACGAAAGACCCTGACTCTCGTCGAGTTGTTTTACAGATGTGGGATCCAGTTCACGACCTCAACAGTCCGAGCAAAGATATCCCATGCAATACGAACATCTACTTTAAGATCAGAGACAGCGCCTTACAGATGACTGTCTGTAACAGATCGAACGATATGATCTGGGGAGCTTACGGTGCTAACGCAGTTCATATGTCGGTGTTGCAAGAATACGTTGCTGCGGCATTAGGCTGCTACATAGGGCCGTACTATCAAGTCAGTGACAGTTTCCATGTCTACCTCAACAAAGAGTGGGATAAGGTAAAAGACCTCCGTATTACTCCATTCCTTCCGGTATCTGATACATACCCAGAAAAACATTACCCGCTCTGTTCTCACCCCGAGACGTTTTTAGAAGAATGTGGGGAACTATTAAGCAGTGTCCCGCCGAGACGAGTTTCAGGAAACCCTGAGCCGGTCGATAGCTGGCCGACGATATTCGGAGCAAGTAAATATAAAAACACTTTCTTCCCAGAGGTGATGATCCCGATGATCCACGCCTACATCTGCCATAAGGAGCGGCGATATGAAGATTGCTACAAATATCTCGGAGAAATTAAAGCGTTGGACTGGCAACAAGCCTGCTTCCAGTGGATTAAACGACGTGAAAGAAACTGGAGGAATAAGAATGGGTCTTGATCGCAAGTGGACGGATATGAAGAATATCGCTCAGGAAGACATAGTTAGCCTGATCGAATCAGAAAAATCTTACGGCGATTCGTGGAAGCGTCGAGGCGGTACGGGAGCGTTTATGATGTTGGCCCGTAAGTTCGACAGGATCGAACAGCAGGCCGAGCATTGTAACTACGATGTATTCGAAGCAGGGCTAAAGTTCGACGGCGAGGATGGACTACTCGATGATATCGGAGACCTCAGACGGTATTTATTTTTAGTTGAGCAACATATTCGTTCGCTAGAATCAGGAGGACTCATAGATGCAGATACCACTGATCCAGCCTGAAAGCGATTGGATAGCTCCGCAAGTTCTACCTAAGTTCGACCCACACGAAACACTCGCGGTCGATTTAGAAACTTACGACCCCAACTTGATAAACCGTGGTCCAGGATGGGCAACGGGTGACGGCTATGTTGTCGGGATCGCTATCGCATCAGATTCATGGTCAGGGTATTTACCGATACGGCACGAAAACGGCGGCAACTTAGAGGAAGAAATTGTCCTACGCTGGCTCAAAAGAACCTTTGAAAATCATAAAGGTACGATGGTTTTCCATAATGCACTTTATGATGTGGGCTGGCTAAAACGTGAAGGTGTGGAGCTAACTTGCAGGCTACGCGATACGATGTTTGCAGCGCCACTGTTAGATGAAAACCGCCGGTCATACTCGCTAAACAACTTGGGTAAGGATTTACTAGCTGAGGAAAAAGACGAAACGCTACTCGAGATGGCAGCGAAAGCGTGGGGCGTAAACGCAAAGAGCGGCATGTGGTCGCTCCCAGCGAAGTATGTGGGGCCGTATGCGGAACAGGACGCAGTCCTAACGCTACGCCTGTGGAAGACGCTAGGGAAGCGTATAGAGGCCGAGGGGCTACAGAAGATATTCGACCTAGAGTGCGACCTTATACCGCTGCTGATCGAGATGCGATGGCGCGGCGTTCGGATCGACACGGCCCGAGCAGAGCAAGCCTCGGAGCAAATGTCTAAGAAAGAACAGCAACTACTCGTAGAGATTAAGAGACGGTTCGGTATCAACGTAGATATTTGGGCGAGCGCGTCAATACAAAAAGCGTTCGACGCCAATGACTTATGGTATCCACATACCGAGAAAGGTGCGCCAAGTTTCCAAGGCCCGTGGTTAGAAGCTCACGAACATGACCTTCCGAAGATGATCGTCGAAGCTCGACGTATTAATAAGGCTCGGACTACGTTTATCGAAGGAGCGATCTTAGAATATTCGCACCACGGTCGGATACATGCCGAAGCGCACCCGCTAAAGAATGACGGCGGCGGTACAGTAACAGGACGGTTTAGTTACTCGAACCCAAACCTTCAGCAAGTTCCTGCGAGAGACCCAGAGATCGGTAAGCTGATTCGGTCTTTGTTTATCCCCGAAGAAGGAGCAACGTGGGGAGTATTCGATTACTCTCAACAAGAGCCTCGGATCACTGTACATTATTCGTCGCTGCTCGGACTCGAGGGAGCCGCTGACGCGGTAAATGCGTATTCTAACGAAGGAGCTGATTTTCACCAGATCGTAGCTGATATGGCGGGTATCCCCCGCAAACAAGCTAAGAATATCAACCTTGGTCTAACGTATGGGATGGGCCGCGAAAAGCTCATTAAAGAATTAGGGTTAGAGTCAGACGAAGCTGGGAAACTACTCGACCTGTACCATAGCCGTGTTCCTTTTATCCGAGGGATACAAAATATGTGTACTCGGATGGCAGAGCAGCGCGGCTATATAACAACGCTCGGTGGCCGTAAATGCCATTTCGACCTATGGGAGCCGGTCGGCTACCTACACGGCGAAAAACATGCGCCGCTACCTAGACAAGAAGCGGTGGATAAATACGGAGATAATCTCAAGCGGTCGTTTACATACAAAGCACTAAACAAGCTGATCCAAGGATCGGCTGCGGATATGACGAAACTCGCTATGCGCGATTTGTGGAAAGAAGGATTAGTTCCACATATCGGTATACATGACGAACTCGACTATTCGATTTTTAATAAAGAACAATCGGACATGGTGATCGATCGAATGGTTAACTGTGTCGATTTAAAGGTTCCACTGGTGGTGGATTACGAAACCGGAATAAATTGGGGTGAAGCTAAATGATGCGTATACAAAGCCTTTCGCAAGAAGATATCGCGAAAAACGAAGAAACCTATAAACAGATTTTTCAGTTGTATGATAGTGGTACGATGACTCTTAAAGAGATCGGACAGATCTATAACGTAAGTAAGCAGCGGATCTGGCAGATCGTAACAAGAATTCAAAAGGGCAACGGAGACTACTACCATGAGCACCGGAATAAAGGAAGTTAAAATGTTTGGAAGCGGTGAATTTGAGATCCAGTGCGATGAAGAACGAGTAAAGATCATTTTCGATACGATTAACGCATGGTTAGAAGAGATGCGCGGAGACGGTGATGTCGATATGATGGACGTATACAAAGCTATGGTATTCGTCGGATCGGTAAACTTGATCCATCTTTTAAACTATACGATCGAAGAAGCGGATGAGATGATGGAAGAAATTAGAGCTAACGCTTTCGAGCTGTTAGAAATCTTCGGGGATCGAGAGAGCATTCTTGAAAAGATCTCTGAAGAAGGGATGATTAAGCATTAATGAAACCTGAACGCGATGATGTAATCACGGGGATACTCGTAAGTATCTCGATTATCATCGGGATATATGTTCTTAGTTTCGTATTACAGATGCTGGTAACGTATGGCTAAAGAATCACAGTTCTGGTCTCTAATGAAACCGCATATCCCTAACGAAGCCCACGTTCAGCGGATCGAGACTGGCGGGACAGGGAAGGGAGTGCCGGACGTAAACTACTGTCAGAACGGCAAAGAGATCTGGATCGAGCTTAAATCGATCAAAGGCAATAAGTCGGAGTTGAGTCCATTCCAGATCGCTTGGCTTTACAATCGAGCCAAAGCAGGCGGCAACTGTTTCGTACTGATTAGAAAGAATAGAGAGATTAAATTATTCCAGCCGACTGAGCTAAAAGAGATACAAGAGCTTAGTTGGAAAAGCGAGTCTGCCGTTACTCTGGAGGCTCCGTACGATTGGAAAACCCTGTTTACTTTTATCTTTAAGGCGTCGGCTTAGTGCTTTACTTTCGTAACCCTCGCGGCTAAAGTATTAAAAGTAGCGCCGTGACAGCGTTACGAACATTTAGAAAGTAGAACTTACAAAGGAGACTACCCATGGTAGCAGCAGTAGAAAGTATGGCGTGGACAGGCCAAGTGCCTTGGCACGGCGAAGGCGTGGAAGTTGACGGTACGTTAACACCACATGAGATGATGGTCGCCGCCGGTCTAGACTGGTCGGTAGACAAGCGTCCTTTATATACGCTGGCGCGGCCCGTTAGCGAATACGAAAAAGACGCTGACGGTAATATCATTCTTGACGAGGTTATGGAACACCCTGACCGCTTTAGTATTATGCGCGATAGCGACAATACGATCCTCGGTACTTGTTCACAAGATTACCAACCTATCCAAAACGAACGCATCTTCGACTTCTTCCAGAAGTTCGCTAAACACGCCAACATCTCTATGGAGACGGCGGGTAGCTTACGAGGCGGTAAGGATATCTTCGGACTTGCTAAGTTAAACGATAGCTTCGAACTTCCTGGAGGCGACGAGATCAACGGCTTCGTACTATTTCGTCAGCCACACCAGCCAGGATATGCGATGTCTATACGCGATACCGAAGTGCGAGTCGTATGTAGCAATACGTTGCAACTAGCGTTAAAGCAAACAGCAACCGCTGAGTTTCGTATGTCGCACCGTACCGCGTTTGACGATATCCGAGAGGAGGAAGCCCTTAAAACTATGGGCGCTGTATACGAGCGGCGTGCAGAGTTTAAGGAAGCGGCTGAGTTCTTGTCCAAGACGAAAGCTAAAGACGGTCAGGTTTTAGAGTTTATCTCTAACTTGTACCAACCGAAGCTGTTGGAAGACCACAAGCTCGAAGACGGCCCGCTACGCGATGCGCTAAATAATACCGCTAAGACGGTGTTTGAAGCGTTAGTCACCTCTCCAGGAGCCGATGCTAAATCAGCTAAGGGTACATGGTGGGGCGCGGTAAACGCTGTGACGTTTGTTGAAGACCATCAGCGTACCGGCGAAAACCGTGTATACAACTCGATGTTCGGTAACGC